CTGAAGGTTTAGACGCTCATAATTACTCTATGTTTTGTTCTGATACTTGGTGGGAACACGAAGGTGAAACATACAACTATGCAGAAGCCGCACCAGAAGGCGCAACAGAAATTACAAGATTAGGAGTTCGCTATTCAGAACTCTTAGCATTTATAATAGCCGCGATATAAAGGATACAGCTATGACACAAGAAGGAAAACAAGTTTTAGATTTAGCCGCGGCATCAACAGGTATAATGTCACTAGCCGCTTGGTTGCCACCATTAGCAAGCCTGTTTACGATTGTCTGGTTAGGTATCCGTATTTGGGAATCAGACACAGTACAGAACCTACGTAAGTGAAAAAGTTACCGTGTTTACTATTAATGTTGTCAGCAGTAACTTGGGGTGACAACGCTCAGGAAGGTTCTCTGAATACGTTTCATGGGGACAACAGCACTACAAATAGTAACAATACAACTACTGACACATCAACTAGCAATACATATAATGGTGCAGGGAGTAGTTCGGAAATACCAGTAGGTTCAGCTATAACACCTAGCTATATGTCAAATGGCATTGAAACGTGTTTAAAAGGTATAGGGTCATCAGTACAAACCGTAGTAGTAGGTTGGTCCGAAGGTAAGTACAAGATTGATGAAAACTGTAACAGACGTAGGGACGCTAAGGTACTTAGTGACTTAGGCATGAAGGTAGCCGCAGTAGCCCGTATGTGTGAAGCAGTAGATGTATGGAAGAGTATGTTTTTATCAGGCACTCCATGTCCTATACTCAGTAACGGTAAACTAGTAGTTGGTAAACGTGCTATGTTAGTTATGAAGAGACAACCAGACGTATACATACCAGACTACAACGAAGATACAAAAGATTGGTACAACACTATATTAAACATTGGAGGAGAAACTGTAGATGAAGAAGATGATATTATCTCTGTTAGTGCTAAGTTCCGTAGCACAAAGCAGTGAGTTAGACAACTTAATCAATACCTCCAATGCTATTGTTGACCAGATAGACCGAGGCATTAAGCTAGTCGGTGCGGCACAAGAGTTTGCTTACACAGGCTCAGGTTTGTCCGATGGTACATTGTCAAGCACAGCACACATTAGTTCTGAGCAACTACAGGCTTACAATGATGCTTTAGCTAGTATGTCAAACTATCAAGCCTACGGTGACTTACAGACTGTACTTGAGGAAAAAGCATACACAGAGTTAGACATGATGGATGAAGCTATCGGTGTATTCACTGAAGTAGTGGTTGACATGATTGCTGTACAGGAAGTAGCTGAGGTAGCTGAATCAGCCGCTAGTCCACAAGAAGAAGCGGAAGTACAAAACTTTGTAGCTGAAAATCAAGAAGTATTGACCATCACTCAGGAAGAAGTAGACACGTACAATCAAAGCATTGATGACATTGAGACACACGCTAATACAGCGTCAGCATTCCTAGCTGTAGCTTCCAACAAAGAAGCTGTACAGTTCCTAGAGCAAGGCATAGAGAATGCTAACACGACAGCAGAACAAACAAACATCTTTTATGATGCTAATGCTCAATGGGTAGCTATGGGTTATAACACTACTAGAAACCTTACAGCGGTATATCTTAACGGTCAGAACTTTGATTTAGACTTGTACGTATCGGAAGCTGATGTACTGCTAGTAGGTGCTGAATCAGAGTACTACTTGACTGGTCCAACAGCCCAGAGTTATGATTGCTTTATGAACAGTGACTGTACGGAACTATGAGTTTAGAGCAAACTGAATTAACCATTGGCGGTACATCATTTAAAGGTGTATGGATAGCCATAGTTCTAGGTATTGGTAGTACAATAGGTGGTGGCGTATGGACAGCCTCTAGCTTGTACTCAAGACTGGAAGCAGTAGAAGCAAAGCAGATACCCGATATAAGCCCCTTACGTGAGAATCTAGGGACTTTAGGGACAAGGCTAGATACCCTACTAAGTCAGCAAGAAAAGCTGTTAGAATTGAATACAGACGTTTCTAAGCTAGCTAATGAGATAGAAGGTATGAAAGGTACGGTAGCTAAGGCTGAAATAATTATAGAAGACATTGGCGATGTTGATGGTAAGATAAAGACATTGACTAAAGAGGTAGAGGATTTGTGGCAAGGTATGGATTACTTGTCTAATCCCCTTAAGTGAGGCATTTATGTTAGAGCAACTAATCGGACCTGTTACAGGGTTACTTGACAAATTTATAGAGGATAAAGACAAGAAGAATGCTATCGCCTTTGAACTTTCGACAATGGCTGAGAAACACGCGCAGGAACTTGCGAAAGCGCAACTTGAAGTTAATAAGACAGAAGCGGCACACAGAAGCCTGTTTGTGTCGGGTTGGAGACCTGCTGTTGGTTGGACTTGTTGTATTGGACTTGCGAGTCAGTACATTCTTATCCCGATGGCAAATTTTACGCTTGCTCTTGCCAATTCTACCATTGAAATCCCTGTTTTAGATATGGCTACAATGATGCCAGTACTGATGGGTATGCTTGGTTTAGGTGCTATGAGAACTGTTGAAAAGACTAAGAAAGTACAGAGGGATAAATAATGTCATACGGTACTAATTCATCTTCTTTTTACAGACCGCCTAAAGAAACAAAAAGAACACCGACTTATGAAGAGTTGTTCGGTGTACCTAAGAGTGCCGAACGTATTGCTTATGATAGACAAAAAGAACAAGAAGCCCGCATAAGCGCAGAAGAAGCTAGAAAACGTAGAATAGAAGAAGATAAAAAAGAAAAAGAAGCATTCTTAATAAACAGAGGCAAAGAGTTAGTTGGCACATATAGAAACGATTATGATGCTGATAATTTACTTGAACTAGGTGCTATAGACAGTATTGAGACAGCAAAGATTGTAGCTGATGAAACTTATAAACAATACTGGTACGACAAAGCTAATGACATCATTGGTAATTGGACTGATGAAGATTATAAGTTAATTGCTGAACCGCAGTATGAAGACGTACAAGTAGCGGTAGATTCAAAAAGAGGCGTATACAGAACAGAACAAAGACAAGTTTTACCTGAAGGTTATGAAGAACTACAGGAAATAAACTCGTACATTGAGAAAGGTCCTTTAGATTTTTCCAGTGAAGAAACACATAAGATGCTTATTAAAGGTCCAACTAAAAGAGGATACACTAAGCATCAAGAGTGGATAGATGAAAGTGACCCATTACGTCAAGCCGTAGAAGCGCAAGCTGATGTAATGAAAAAGTACCTTGATAAAGAAGGTATTTCAATAACAAAAGACTTTGAAGGCAATAATCCTGAAAATGTTTATGGTGAGGGTGTTTACTTAAATACAGGCACAGCGGCACACATTGACTGGGATTCAGACTTAAAAAGAATGCAACGCTATATGACTACTCCTGATTCTGAAGTAGGTACATATAGTCAAGTATTTTACAGACCTGAAAAAGAAAGTATACTAGACAATGTAATGGTTGATGTCATTGCGGCAGTCACAGGTACTACCCCCTACTTAACTGCGGCTCGTGGTGGTGACTTTGAAGACATAGCTAAAAGTATAGTTGCTCAACAAGTTGCTCCTGACATTCTTGAAAATACTTTAGCAAGCTTAGGTGTTGATGCTGATTTGTTTGGCATAGACCCTGATACTTTTTCAGAAGGTATAACTGAAGTACAGACGGCTGTTATAGAAGGCGGTAGTATACAAGATGCTGTAGGCAGTGCTTTTGGTGGTGAACTGCTAGACGCGGCAGGTGAAGTTTTTGAAGACATTGCACCTGTCATAGATGTACCTGAAATTGTAGAAGACTTAGGTAATGCTGTAGTTGCAGTAGCTGAACCAGTATTAAATACAATAGAAGAAATTAGTGAACCTGTTGTACAAGCTACACAGGCTGTTATAGAACCTATAATAACTCCTATTGTAGAAACAGTTGAAGAAATTACTCCTGAAATACAGGAAACTTTTGAACAGTTAGTTGAGGAAGTAGCACCTATTGTTGAAAAGGTAATTGTAGAACCTGTAGAGCAAGTTGCTCCTGTAGTAGAAGAGTTAGCTAAAGTAATTACTCCGATTGTTGAAGACGTAGTTGTAGAGCCTGTAGAAAAAATAGTTGAGACACTTACTCCTGTAGTAGAAAAAGCAGTCGTAGAGCCTGTAGAACAAATTGCTCCTGTAGTAGAAGAAGTAATAGAACCTGTTACTAGTGTTGTAGAAAATGTAGCAGATAACTTAGGTATTGACAATGAGTTAGTAGGTGTAACTGAAGAACGATTTAGTGAAGTTATGTCTGAAGCTGAAGAAGCTATGCTTGCAGGAGAAAGCGGTAAAGATGTTATAATCAAAGAACTTGGTGGTGACATTATAGGCGAGTTAGGGGAAGGAGCAGAAAATCTTTTAGGCAATGTAATAGACGTAGCGGAAACAGTATTAAGTCCTGTTGAGCCTTTAGTTGAACCTTTTGCAGATTTAGCAGGAGCAGTATTAAGTCCTGTAGGAGATATATTAGAAACGGGTGTAGATGTAGCAGGAGCAGTATTGAGTCCTGTAGGAGATGTAATTGAAGCAGGTATATCCGCAGGTTCAGATGTGTTGTCTAATGTTGAAGATGTAGTTAGCGACATTGCTTCTGAAGGTGAAGATATTATTAAAAGTATCACAGACCCTGCAGGAGAATTAGGTCAACAAGCTATTGACGCTATTAGTGATGTCACTTCAGAAGTTGAGGACGTAGTTAGTGATGTGGCTTCAGAAGCTGAAGACGTAGTTAAGGCTGTTACAGACCCGATAGGAGAAGTAGGGCAAGATGTTATTGATACAATTAGCGATGTTACGTCAGATGCTGAAGATGTAATTAGTGACGTAACCTCGGAAGTTGAAGATGTAATTTTAGATGTTTATGAGCAAGTAACAGATATTGACTTACCTGAAGTAGACATAGATTTACCCGAGGTAGACATAGATTTACCCGAGGTAGATATTGATTTACCTGAGGTAGATATACCTACACCATCGTTTGACCCTAGATTACTAGCAGGACTAATGGCAATGCCTCAACAACAACAAACAACACAAGTCGAAGGTTTATTTGACAAAGAACTATTTAAATTTGACACAGAGATTAAGTCTACACAGGAAATGCTTAGTCCCTTTATGAACTTAAGAAGGTATGGATAATGACTTACTTACAATTAGTAAACAGTGTACTGCGTAGAATGCGAGAGAGTGAAACCTCTAGTGTTGAGAACACAACTGACTCTTATGTAAAACTTATAGGAGAGTTTGTCAACGATGCTAGACGTACTGTTGAGGATGCTTGGGATTGGTCAGCATTGCGTAAGACAGTAACGGTTACTACAACTAACGATGTATTTAGTTACAGCATCACAGGTACTAATAACTCATTTAAAATACTTGACGTTATTAACGACACGTCTAACTACTTTATGCGTCCCATTAGTTCTTCGTTAATGAATAAGTCTTACTTAACACAGACTCCTGCAACTGGCTCACCTTTGTATTACTCTTGGAATGGTGTGGACGCTAGTGGTAATGCTTTAGTAGACTTGTACCCTAAACCTAACGGTGTGTACACATTACGTTTTAACATTGTTGATAGAGCAGACCCATTTACTCTTGACGCTGATAAACTGTACGTACCTTCACAGCCTGTTATTAACTATGCAGTAGCCTTAGCTTCCCGTGAACGTGGGGAGACAGGCGGTACTTCTGCACAAGAACTATTTGCTCTAGCGGATACCACGTTGGCAGATGCAGTAGCCTTTGATGCCGCTAGATTCCCTTCTGAAACTGTTTGGACATACGAATAATGGCACAACAATTACAGAACATTACAGTACAAGCCCCAGGATTTGCGGGGATTAACAGTCAGGATTCACCTATATCTCTTGACCAGTCCTTTGCGGCTACCGCTAGTAACTGTATCATTGACGAATATGGGCGTATAGGCGCACGTAAGGGTTATACAGCGGTTTCTACAAACAACACAGCGTTAGGTACTAGTCGTGGCGTAGAGGCTTTACACGAGTCTTTAGACCACAGTGGTGACAAGGTAGTATTCTCAGGGGGTAACAATAAAATATTCTCAGGTACTGCCTTAACTGACATAACTCCTGTGGGATATACTATATCAGCAAACAACTGGAAGATTGTAGATTTTAACGACCATACGTATTTCTTCCAAAGAGGACATGAGCCTTTACTGTACACAGACCATAGCGGCTCAGGAGTCTTAGAGGCTATGTCAAGCCACTCTCATGCTACAGGTACTCCACCTCAAGGTAATGAAGTATTAGCCGCATTTGGTAGACTATGGGTAGCTGATGTAACTGGTAACAAACATACTGTATACTGGTCGGACACCCTTAACGGTCATGCTTGGACAGGCGGTACTACAGGTTCTTTAGATTTAACCAATGTATTTCCTAGCGGTCACGATGAAATTGTAGCTTTGTCAGCCCATAATAACTTCTTAGTTATATTCTGTAAGCGTTCCATTATTATTTACTCAGGTGCAACAAGCCCTGCTAATATGACACTACACGACACTGTAGAAGGCGTAGGTTGTATTGCTAGAGATTCCGTACAACACACAGGTACTGACATTATATTCCTGTCTGAAGATGGTGTGCGTAGCTTTGGTCGTACTATACAAGAGAAGTCAATGCCTATGCGTGACATTAGTAACAATGTCCGTAATGAATTAACTGAATTGGTTAGAGAACAGACTAACCCTATTAAGTCTATCTATAGTGCAGATGAAGCATTCTACTTATTGTCTTTACAGGACAGTCAAACTATATACTGCTTTGATATGCGTGGTCCTTTACCTGATGGTTCTAACAGAGTAACCACATGGTCTAGTATTAATCCACGTAGTTTGGCTTTGCTACAGGACGGTAGTATTTACATTGGTAGAGAAGACGGTATATTTAAATATGAAGGTTATAAGGACAACGGTAGTTCTTACCTTATGACTTACTACAGTAATCCACTAAACTTTGGTAACTCTACTAACCTTAAGTTTCTTAAGAAGTTTAACATTACAGTTATCGGTAACGTAGCTTCCAACACTACACTAGCTTGGGGTTATGACTACGGTGGTGGGTTCATTAAGAAATCCTTTAACACTGAACTATCGGATACAACTGTATCTGAGTACGGTACAGCAATGTTTGGCAGGAAGGATGACCTTGCAACACCAGAACCTGCTTACCAAGAATCTTTTTACACAACAGGCATAGACATACAGCGTCCTTCGGTTAATACAAGTGGTAGTGGTACTGTAGTAACCATAGGCATTGAGTCAACTATTAATGGCGCACCTTATTCAATACAACAAATAGACGTACACGCTCTTCTAGGGAGATTAATTTAATGAGTAATTATACTATAACAACTGACTTTGGAGCAAAAGATAGTCTTCCTTCTAGCAACTCGGCTAAGGTAGTCAGAGGCTCTGAGTTCACAACTGAATTTACAAACATACAAACAGCGATAGCGACTAAGGCTGACACAGCAGGTGACACATTTACTGGTGTGGTAAACTTTAGTGCTGACGTAGCTGTTAATACTAACACACTGTTCGTTGATGTGTCTGAGGCTAAGGTAGGTATAGGTACTACTACGCCTAGTGCTGTGCTAGATGTTACTGTAGGTAATATTGTTGCAGGCGGCAAAGGTGTAGAAATATCTGGCAATACATCTTATATTGCAGATGGAAGTTATGGCACGTCATTAGACATTACGCATAACTATCAGTCTAACGATGGTTCATTTAGAGCAATTAATATTGACCTAACTGACTCTGGAACTAACAATCAATCTTTATATGGCTTGTATGTAAACGCAGAATATAACTACTTATCAGGTAACGTAGGTATAGGTACTAGTCCTGCGGCTAAGCTACACATAGACTCAGGCGCAACAGATGAAGTATTAAGGCTAGAAGGCACAGGCTCGCCCTATTTAAGTTTTTATGACACTGGAGTCCGTCAATCATATATAGGCAGTATTGGAAATACACTGCAAATTTATGGCGATACGCCAGATACTAATATAGCTTTCTATACAGCAGGTTCTGAGAAGATGCGTATAGATTCAACAGGAAACGTAGGTATAGGTACTACTA